TATTATTTCGAAGTGGTTAAGCATTCTCTGTTGTTCTAGTTAGAGTAGTGAGAATGATTTGGGACTTCTTAAAATCAAAGAAGTTCAATTTCTTATTTAGTTTATTGATAGGTCTAGGATTTGCCGCGATTCTGCGTCCTGCCTGTAAGGGTGATGCGTGTATCACGTTAAAGGCCCCGCCGATCCACGAAGTCAATACGGCCACCTATCAGCTGGGAAGCAAGTGCTATCAGTTCCGCACAGACAATATTGACTGCCCCGCCAAAGGCGTGATTGAAGCGTTCCAGATATCCCGGGTTTAGATGCGTTACATAAAACAATCTGAAACCTAGATTCTTTCTAGAAACAAAATGGCCAGCAGCGGAACTTTATTGAGCGACCTCGGTTCTGGAGGTGCTCCCACAGGTGATGAGGATCTCGTAAAGCGTATCTTTGCCGACATGAATGGTGGAGGCCAGGGGGGCAACCAAATGATCATGTCGCCGAACCCGAATACCACTGCCCCTATGAGTATGGACAACGTGCCCCAGACAAGCCACGTAATTGGAAAGGACCACCCTACGCCTGGTGATTTCGCGGCGGCGATGCATGGGGCCTCCCGGGTTCAACAGGACTACCAGGCGGGCCCGCAGCAACCGCAAGGAGCAGGATGGGGTGGGGCTCCTTACCAGGCGCCCCAGCAGCCTCAGGTGATCGAGATCCCGAAGAAGAATATCTATTCAAAGATCGCTGAGGAAGCCAAGATCCCTATCTTTGTCGCTCTTCTTGTTTTTGTGTTTAGCTTGCCGTTTCTGAATATCTTGTTCCAGCATTATATCCCGACGCTTGTCAAGCCTACGGGCGACCTCACGACGCTCGGTTTGTTGGCAAAGTCAGTCATGGCGGGTGCGTCTTTCTGGATTCTTCAGAGAGTCATTGTTCCTCTTGTTTCTTTGTAAACCATAGATAGTAGATAGTAAACAGAATGAAGTCAACACCGTTAACGCAAGGTATCACGATGTTGGTTTTAGTTATTTATGTTCTTTATAGTTTCTTCGCACTGCCGTTTGCGGGCTTTCTCTTATCGCTCGCGGTCGGCCTGATGTCATACGGAGGACTTGAATCTTTTGAAATGTCAGTGTCTTTGATGATCATCTCGGGTGTGATGTATTCATTGATCTCCAAGCAGACAATAAGAGAGCCTACATCTAAGGGAAGAGAAGGGTTTGCTGATCTAGTGGATCCTCTCCAAATCAGCAAGCGTGTCAAGGAAATCCGCAAGGAGATCCCGAAGGGTGTGTATGCGAGCAGTTTCGCGGAGGGATTTGCCGATGCTGATACGGATTCAAATGCGGATGAAAAGGAGAAGAAGGTGATGGTCGCTGCGACAGAGGCCGCGAGTAAGCCTGCGTCTGCGACTGGTTCAGGTGAGGCGGGAAGTGGAATTGCCCCTGCCTCTCTTGAAACGAGTGGATTCAAGGGATCCGCAGGCAAAGACAATGGTGAATTCAAACTCGGAGTTCTTCCTGACGACGGAAAGGGCGGATTTCACATTGACCAGGGCACGACGGTAATAAATGCTCTGAATGCACTGAAGCCGGATCAGATTAAGGCAATGAGCGCGGATACGCAGAAACTCATTGACACGCAGAAATCTCTCATGAGTATGTTGTCGACGATGAAGCCGATGTTACAGGATGGAAAGCAGATGATGAATAATTTCCAGGAGATGTTTGGTAAGAGCCCGAATGGACAATTCAAGTTGGCGTAAAAGGCCAAAAATACAAGATCATTATAGAATGAGCAGACGTTCATTATATGATAATCTTATGAAAAGTATAAAAATATCTGGAGGTGATACGGAAGAGGTCTTTTTTACATTCGTGGAGGCCCTTAAAAGAAAATATCCAAAGTGCCACACAAATTTCAATGTAAAAATGCGGAATGCGAAAACGGCGACTCTAAAGGCCAAGCCCTTCAAAAACGCACCTAAAATGTATTATGCCATCTTCAAGGCGACTGAGGAGCGGTGTAAGTCAATGCATCCATCTATAAGTAAATCAATGGGTGGCACTCGCAAGAAAACAAATAGGAAATAATAGAGTAGATATGGTTCGAGTCAAAAACAGTTGCCCTCCAGGTATCCTATGTTTAACACCTGGTATTGGTATTTTTATTACTGTTCTTGTCTCTTTTTTAGTTGGCGCACTTTTCTATTTCATGAAGACTGGTCCAGAGCCAAGAACACAGGCCCCTTCTGTGCAGCAGCCAATACAGGTAAATAACACTGTAGAAGGCGGTGATGATCGCTATACACGAGCTCCTCTACCTCTCCGTTTCTGGAATGTAAGCCCCGATTTGAGAGGTGCCCTATTGCCCCCTGGTGCCTTTGCGATTAATCAATCAACCCAGGGACTCCCCGAATCCTACCAATCCATGGGAATTGTGAAGAAAGAGGATGGAACTGTTCTTCCGCTTTATGGGCGCAGAACGGCAGGCAAGACGGATCGGTATCAGTATTATACGAGGACAGATACATACAATCCTGTCCCTCTTCCGATCCGTTATAAACGACGTGATTGCCAAGATGATATCGGGTGCGATGAACTCTTTGATGGGGAGGATGTAACTATTTCTGCCACAGGAGAGAAGGGCAAGACAACTCTGTATAAGTTTGACGGGCCGACGTATATTCCTGGAATAGTCTAGTAAGAAGGTAAAGATGGCATGCCCTTCAGCTGGTCTCAGAGATTTCCCAGTTAAAGTTGGATTTCAACCAACAACTCTCTTAAATCGAAGTCTCTATAATACAGATTTAATGTTAGATATTTCTTTGGGGACAAAATCAACAACTCCTGTCTTTAATAATCTTATGCTCGAGGAAGGTGACATAAATCATACAGGTGTCTCATCAACTCTCCGGCTTCAAAACAACTCCTATTCATTACGGTCAATACAAATTTGTAAGCCTCTACATGATTCCTTTCTTACGTCAAACAAAGAATCTTGTAAGGCCGAAATTGTTATGGCTTTTTCATCTGGATCAGCAGGGTATGTTCTTGTATGTATTCCTATTATTGTTGGAAGCACGGAGAGCCCATCCCTTTATTTGGAGGCCCTCAGACAACAGAAACTCCCTGGGCGTCCTATTAGTCTAAATACTCTTTTACCCAAAGATCTCCATTACGTGAGTTATTCAACTTGTTTGAATCAAACACAATCAAGTCAATCGACAACAAAAAATGTAAATGTAATTGTTTTTTCGACGGGTCTTACCTATCTAGATAGCTCATTGACAGAAATAAGAAGGCTTATCGGTCAATCTATATTTCCCGATGTAGTATTACCTGATAATCTTATTGCGAAGAGTCAATCTGACTTCTATACTATTCCATCAGAAACTGAGTATAGAAGTAAAATAAATTATGGTCTCTATGTAATAAATTTACAAGAAGTTTCAAGAGGAAAACGCACAGATTCAACAGACGCCTATAAATGTATTCCTCTTTTACCTGATCAAAACGTTAAAGATGGAAAGATTGTTGTTGATACGGAGAAGGGTGAGCTTCTATCACAAGTCCTAGATAAACGTAACGCAGACATAAATGTTGATAAACCATCAATGGTAACTCCAGCGACTGTAGAACAGGTAATTGCTATAGTTATTGGTACCTCTATAGGACTTTTTGTATTAACTATTATTGCCTATTATTTATATAGATTTACATCGAATGACAAAAGCCCATTGTTTGCGTGGTTTATGTCAAAGGGGGCAGCCGCTGATGCGTGGGTAGGGTCAAAGGGGGTAGCTGCTGGTGAGTGGCTTACGTCAAAGGGGGCAGCTGTTTCTGCTGCTATTGCTCCTACTGCTTCTGGTTTTGTAAAGGGATTGAAAGGAGTTCCAGGCGAGATGAAGAAATGGCCCGCAGATATGAAGGAAAGTTACAAAAGTATAAAGAAAGAACTTTTTGGGATTCAATCAGGAGTAGCTGGTCTATCTGTCAGTGGACCTGTGGCAGCGGCAGCAGTCGCAGCGGCGGCTGCGGCACCAGCAGTCGCAGCACCAGTAGCAGCAGTCGCAGCACCAGCAGTCGCTGCAGCACCAGCAGCAGTCGCTGCAGCAGTAACAGCAGCTGCTGGTGATGCTGCTACGAATACTACTCCCATGTCAATTATGGGGGGGAAAATCATAATAGGAATCCTAATTTTGTTAGCTATTTCATTATTTGGTTTATGGCTTGGATCATTAATTTATAGTACAAAATTATATTTCGATAATCCAAAATCAGATAGAGATCCAGAGATTAGTAAAAATATAACGATATTTGGTATTATTGGGTATGCACCCATATTTGTTGGTGGATTCTTACTATTCAGCATGATAGTAGGGCCTAGACATGCAGCGACTATAGCCTCAAATTAATAGAAAATATATAGTAGATAGGCATCGGTTAAAATGAAAACAAATCTAACTATACTCTTTTTGGCAATAGTTAGTGTTGTTGGTTTACTCATTACTTCATATATGTATTATGATACGAGGTCTGAAGTGACGAGTAAGTTAGTAGAGGAAGGGTTTGTATCCCCTACTCTTCAGGTTCGTCTCTGCCCTCAAGGGGCCCCACTTATTCAGACAGCGAAAGGGTATACGGATTGCTGCGATGGCGACTTTCTTGATGGAAAGTGTAAAGGCAAAACTGTGTGCACGCAGTCACCTTCTCACGATTCTATTCCTACATGCCCCGACTACTGGAAAACCTACTTCGATAAGAAATCGATTGAGTTATGCCCGACCACTCTTCAGAACTATTTTGAAAACGTAAGGGATAAAAATGCGACGAAAGGATGTTCAGCCTCGGCCCCGATTGAAGATGGATCTACACCTTCTGATTCCGCGGCCACCAAATGTATTGTCTACAATACTCCTGAGGAGAATAAAACAAATGTAAACAGTTGTTATATCTATAAGCAAAAAGAAAAGGTGAAATGCCCCGCCTTACCTGGTGCGACGAGCACTTTGACCCAAGTCGCATCATCGGGAGAAAAGTTCCTCTTCTTTTACTGTCAGTATACATCGACAATGGGCATTCCGAGTTTCTGTGGAGACGATAAAAGCTACACAGGATATTTAGACAGAATCTGGTCAAACTGGAAAACATCCTCGTCTGCTCAGTCTATCCAGGAGAACCTCTGCTCGAACTTTCTTGATGCCCAGAATTCAAATAGTCGGGCCGCCAGAGAAAAGCAATTGAAAGATGAGCAGCAGAGACGTGCGGCGGCGGAACAGGCTCTCAAGGATGCACAAGAGAAAAATGCGAAGCTACAGAGTCAGTGGCAGGCCGCGATAAATGATGCCAAGAACTGTAAACGCTAGTTCGACACGGTCGGTATGACTTGTTTTTCATCAATTGAATTGTATCCAATATCCTCAAATTCATCGGTCGCGTTTTCCTTCGGAACAAACGGAATATCTTCATGTGTGGGCATATCAAACTGGGGGTGGGTTTCATCGTCACGCATCGGAGGGGCAGATTCTAATTGCTTCTCTAATGACGGTTCAGAGTCAAGCATGTGTGTCTTGATTTTCCTGCGATTGCGTTCCACGAAGGTGAGTGCTACGGCACAGAGTGTGAGGACACCCGGAACAGGGCCATGCGACAAACTCAAGACAGCCACAAGCAATAACAGAAAAGCTCCAAGTAATGTATCAAGGAGTTGAATACCTGCGTCTGGAAAGTAGGGGAGGCCGAGAGACCAAAGAAGTGCTACTCCGATGATAACTTGATCCTTCATTCTCTTTATTTTAGAGAGAGATAAAATAAAGAGATTTAATAGAAAGAATGTCTAGTTTATCTGTTAAGGAGAAGGCGGCCTTACTACAGAGTGGGTTTAGCAAAGGATTTAATGCATTGAATAATAATGCGAATAGAAGAAATAAACTGGCTGCGAATTTGGCGGGCCTTCCCATGACGTCTGCTAATAATGATCACTGGAATAACAACAATAACGCATTAAGTGCAAATGGTGAAATTCCTGCGAATCTATTTGTATCGCCGCCTGGCTCTCCGACTGGACTAAACAATAACTCGGCGTCGAATGTTGGATCTGTTGCGTCAATGGTCTCGGCACAAGCACAAGCGGCACAAGCACAAGCGGCACAAGCACAAGCGGCAGAGGCAAATGTAGAAGCCCCTGTGGATCCTTATGCCATCACAGCAAACAAAATGGCGAAGGCAAAGGCGAAGTTTAACAAGATTAATGCCAATAAGAGGGCTGCCGCCAACGCAGCTGCTGCAGCGGCTCCTGCTTCTGTCTCTGCCGCTGCCGCTGCCCCTTCATCAAACTGGTCTCCGTTTAGCATGTATACAGGACTCTCTTCTGCTCCTGTAAATCAAGGCCCTGTGTATGGTCCGGAGTTTCAGACTGAAATGGCAAGGGCGTTTTCTATGGGAGCGACGGCGGCGGCTAAAGCTGGTGCGGATTATGCTGGTCAACAGGAGGCTGGTAGAGCGGCAGCTCAATATGCCGAGGTAATGAAGATAACAAGATTAAATAATAAAGGAAAGCTCCATTATGTGGGTATAGAGGCGGAGGCAAAAAATAGAGCATCTGCCGCTGCCAAGGCGGCGAACGCAGCAAAAGCAGCCGCTGCTGCCAATCCTGTAGCTCCCGCCAAACACTGGAAAACCGTTAATACAGGTCATCGCGGTAAGAGTCGCCGCACTAACCGTAAGACGCGTAAGAATCGCCGCAATGGACGCAAGTAAATTTGACAGACCTAGTTGAAGAAGCAAAAGACATCACAGAGTATGTCATCTAACACATCCATCGACCGTATTCTTACAGCCCATGGATATGCCATTAAGAAAAGTAGTTTAACACCGAGGTCCACACAAAAGCTCAGAAAAGATCTTACAGTCGCTCCCTTGGTAAAAGGAAAGCCTGTAAGAGGCCCTGAAACCTCATTTACAGTCTATATGGAGTCCCCGACAAAGTTCTATGTTCCTCGGTGCTGGGCCACAGAGACATACGGCGAGGCCCAGGGTCAAACAATCTCCGATGGAAAGCCCCTAACAACTCTCGCTAAACACTTTACGGGCAGCCCTTATCCCTACCAGGAAGAGATTATCACCAAATTCTTGGACTCGGATTCGAACGGCCTCATTTGTGTTCCGTGTGGAAAGGGAAAGACATTTATGGCCCTGGCCATTGCGGCTCGGCTCGGCCTTCGATTCTTGATCGTGGTTGATAAGGAATTCTTAATGAACCAATGGCGTGGAGAGATGGCCGCGGTCATGCCAAATCTCCGTGTCGGGATTCTTCAGGGCAATAAGTGTGAAGTTGAACCTTCTTCCTACGACGTTACCATTTGTATGATCCAGACACTCTGCGGCCGAGAGTTTCCCGAAAAGACATTTGAATCCTACGGCTTTACAATCTTTGATGAATGCCATCATCTGGGTGCGGCCCATTTCAGCCGTGCTCTTATGAAAGTCCAAACAAGGCATATGCTCGGCCTCTCAGCCACACCAACTCGGGATGATGGACTCACAAAAGTCTTTGAATGGTTTCTCGGTAAGCCTGTTTACTGGGAAAAGACTCGGGAGCCCGACCCAACCGTAGTGGTCAGGCAAGAAATCTTTGAGTGTGATGATCCCAAATACAATGAGATTCCTGTGGATTATCGGGGTGAAATGATCACAGCCAGACTTCTTACCCATGTTGTTGAATGTGAAGAACGTAACCAGCGTATAGTCAAACTCTTAAAAGAAGTTTGTGAGCATCCTCATCGTCGTGTTCTTGTTCTCAGTGAACGGATTGGCCATTTGAATCGGATTGAAGAACTCATGGCCAATTCAGGCCACACGATGGCGTATTATATTGGAGGCATGAAGGAAGAAAAGCGTGAGTCGGAGGCTGCGACTGCTAAAATTCTTCTAGCGTCTTATTCAATGGCGTCGGAGGCAATGAATATCAAGGTTCTGAATACCGTTATTCTGGCAACACCAAGAAAGAAGGTTGAGCAGAGCACAGGTCGTATCTTACGTGTGCGTGTATCGGAGCGGCAAGTTGATCCCCTCATTGTCGACATTGTTGATAGTCATGGGATCTATCAAGGCCAATGGAGGCAGAGAAGGGTATATTACAGGAAGTGTGCGTATAAGATTCAGTCATCAGAGACTCAATCTGAAACGCAAGAACTTGAAGAAAATGAACAAAATGATTGTTTAATTGAAGATGATTAGACCTTGGGTCTCTTGGGCGACCGCGATCTCGATCTCGAACCTGAGCGGGGACGCTTAGGACCAACACGTCTGGTCCTTGATCGTCTACCTCCCTTCTGGAGAGCCCCTGTCAGAGGCGGCGGGCCGCCTGTTGTTAGGCACGCGGAGTTCATGGATCTCGCATCATACGGAGTCTGGATCTGAACAGGTGCGCCGACAGAATCCTTGAATGTGCTGACACCCTGGCTGTAGCCCGCCGTCGGGGAATAGAAGGCAAGATTATCGCCTCCCAAGGATAAGGGACCACCACCTCCCTGGATAGGAGGCTGTGTGCTCGGCGTGTGCGGTCCAGGGTTCATCGGGTTGGGTGTAGATCCCTCACAGGCCAGACGCTGGACAGGAGGATAGGTGCCAGCCCACCACGCAGACCCATTCGGGGCTACACTTGCCATATCAGTCATGCTGAATCCGTAGCGTCCGCCTTTTTGCTTACGTCTGCGGCCTCCAGACATTCCAGGAAGACCCGTATAGCGTCCGTATTGGCTTGTTGAGATGAAGCTCGGCGGCTGCGTGGCACGGCAGTCTCCAATTCCAGAGTAGACAAGGGGATTATTCACTTGACCGGGAATGGACGCGGCACCTGTAAAGCCCCAGCCACCGCCTCTTGTCTTACGATTTAACTTACGACTTGTTTTTCTATTGCGCCTTGTGCCCATTTCTACTAGAGTCCTTTAAAAAACACAGGCCCAGTATGGAGTGTAGCATATGCCTAACTGAGATTCAAGAGGAGCACAAAGTTACTCTTGATTGTCAGCATGTTTTTGATAGAAATTGTTTTGAACGCTGGACTAAAAATAAAGAACATTTGACTTGCCCACTCTGTCGGTCTACCATATCGAATACCCCTGATCTCATTCAATCTTACATCTCTTTTGCCATACTCGAATGGCACCTAGAAAAGACAAGAACTCCATCACAAACCAAACAACTCCGATCGTTTCAATGGAATGGCCAGAAAGCATTTCCACTCGATACAAGCTCTCTGACGGCTATTCGGTATCAACGACGTCTCTTACAAGAAAAGGGTATACACAAGAACCTGTTTGCCGTGTCACAGATTTTCAAGGCACTGAAACGGCGGATACCTTGAAAAGCCCTGACATATCTGCTTCTTTTGTCGAAAGATCAATAATCTTATAACGAAGGAATTCATCGTCCCATAGAACACTCACTGTGACTGCTGCTGTTGCTATAGCTATCTGTCTCATCTTCATGCTAATCTCCGCCTTTTGAACCGCTGCCCGTCCAATCAACTTCTTGTCTTTACTGAACAAATCAAAGGTATCAGGAAGGCCAGGAACTTTCGTAGCAATCGCAACCCGCTCCTCCGTTAAGACAACCTCTTTTACAGGTAAGGGCAATGACAATGGCAAGGCCGACGATGTCTGTGCCAAATTGTAGGCCAGAATTTCCGTCGCAGTCGCTTTCTTCGGTAGCTGCTGATTTTGATAGAGAACAAGAGGAATATGCCATCTCCGCCGACCACCCTGTTCAGGAATGAGATCGATGCTATGAAACTGATTCGAGTCGACCGCATCCATTAAAGTCGCGAGAGGTCTCGGCTCGGCTACAAACACAGTCATATTTGAAAGACGTGTATCTTGGACAAATGCATTCTTATAGAAATCCTGAAGAACAGCATACCGCTTTGAATAAGGGCTCTGACAGTATGTTTTTCCTAGATATAAAAAGACATCTTCAAGACGTAGAGTTCCGTGGACCGTGTCGAGAGTTCCAACAAAAATCGCCCCCTCGCGATGGAGGGATTCATGGAGTCGCAGCCGCAAAGTAAATCCGTAATTTAACCGAGAATTCATAAATACGAGAGGTTTGTCTTTCATACACACAAGAAATCCTGGTTCGAATCGCTGTTCATTACCTAAGACATAATATGTATTTCTTGAAACAGCGTTCTCCATCTTTTCAGGATACAGCTGCTGACGGATACGTATCATATCAAATGTATAGCTCTCCAGGAATTGCCTGGCTAAACCCAGGAGAGCAGGTTCGACGGAGGATGGACGAAAAGAAGTCCTAGATGCCTTTTCACTGTTTCTTATTGAGCCATTCGTATCCATGTGCTGTGTTCTATACTATTCTATTCAAAAGGCCTTAGATAGCTGAATAATTCGGTGTTTCAAATGTATCGTTGGCAAAGATGCCACCAGGAATAAACTCACCGCCATTTTGAGCATATTCGGGAGAGAAACTCTGAAGAGTATTATTTGTAAGAGGAGAGGCAACACCAGAACTTACAGCCGTATCGGTATCGTCGGGACTAGAGGTCGGGCCAAAAAGACGCTCGGGGTGCCGTAAGTTATCTTTGATATCGGAGTCTCCACGGGTGTCATCGTAAGGATCTGAATTCTGGGGTTCATCAAGACGCTGTTTCATGACAGGCGGAGGAGGAGGCGATGGCACCAAAATAGGAGGCGCCACAGCTTCCTCAGGCATCTCGGGAATCACGTTTCTTGACTTAAATGAATCACGCGAGGCATAGAAACCGGACACTTGTAAATAGGCTACAAAGAGTATAGCCGCCAGGACAATTGCTATAGTGGTCTGTGTATACATATCTGGGACCTCTACGGAAAAAGAGCGAGCTAAAAAAATCACCACCCTGTAGAATGGAATCCTCCGATCTCATCCAGTTCGTTAAAGATAAGAAGGGAAGCGGCCCGTGGACAATTTCATCCTTACTTCAAGCCGCTGTTCCTCTTCTTATGAAAGTCCAGCTGTATACAAATATGACACAGGATCAAAAGAAGAAATTGGTATTAAATCTTGTAAAGAAGATGCTTGTGGAGGAAAGGGCTGAGCTCGATAAAAAGATAGATCTAACGGCGGATCAAAAGAAGATTGAAGCTGCTATCTTCGAGAAAGTCCTAGTTGCCGTAGATGAAGTCTTACCGGCTGTTCTTGATCTTATACCTATTCCTGAGTTGCCGAAGGCTGTGAAACGGTGGTTTAGCTTGATGCCGTGTTCAATGGCGTCGGTTGGACTCTTTGCGTCGGAGAATTTAGTTTCTTTGGCCGATGGCGTAAAAGAGAAGGTTGTGGATGCCGTGCCTGCGTTGAAGCCGCTTGTGAAAGAGGCTGAGAAGGTGGTGGAAGCTTCTGTAGCGACTGTTGTGACAGCGGTGGCGGTAGCACAAGAGGCACAGGTAAAAGCTGTAGCTGTATCGAATACTCCTGTAGCGACAGCAGAGCCCACGACTGCGGTTCAGACGACAGAGAATAAGGCGTAATTGAAAAATAATGAAGAGGCGTCTTATAATCAGGCAATTCATTACATATCTCATGCACTGTTCCATCAGGGAACAATTCACGAGATAGAATTTCATAGAGTTTCCATCCTAGAGTTGGATGGAGAAGACCCTGGATAGCCCCTGCGTCATACAAGATAATTTCATACGACGATGTCTTTGATATAGGCATTTGTGTCTTTGGTGTCCATATTCTTTTAAACATGGAGTATTCCCTAGTAAGTAAAGTTGAGGCCATTTTAAGCTTTGCTGTTAATCAATAAAAGATGTCACTTGTCCAATCTCTTCATTTGACGGTGAAGGGGGAAGTAAAACAAGTAAAGTTGCCCGCTACAGTAACACTCGCTGACATTCAGAAGAGTCTAAAAAAGAAGACAACTCCTGAGCATCTTGGAACATACAAGTATAAGAATAAGTATCTTCAGCTCTTTGGATATCAGACAGGAAAGGCGGGAACAGAAAATAAACATGAGCTTCCTCCTCCTCACGATTCAATGCTAGTATTCGGAGATATTCTAGTCTTTACAACGGCATCCGAAGATGATATTACTCATGTAATTCCATTCAAGACAGAGGACTACGAGGCATTCTATACATCGGCATATGGTGGATTTGATTCGATGGATGAAGAGGAGGAAGGAGAAGAGGAAGAGGAAGTGGCTGAGGTTGACGCAGACGTTGAGGTTGATGCTGACGTTGAGGCTGATGCGGATGCGGATGTAGAGGCAGAAGATGAGGCAGTTGATGAAGAGGATGAGGCAGGTGATGAGGAAGAGGCAGATGGTGAAGTAGAGGCAGAGGCAGAGATTGAGGTAGATACAGGCATTGTAGAAGACGACGGAGCCGCAGATGAACTCGGAGAGACACCCTCAAGGGCTATTCGCAGCCGTTCTAGACGTAAGAAGGGCATCGATACAAACCGCGGCCAGTTCGGAAATTCAAAGGTCACCTCTACTTTCCTAGATGGCTATAAGCGTATTTCTGAGCAACTCCAGAAGGATCAAGATCATGAAGTTCGTCTAAAGACACATGCCCTTCTTACAGAGTATTTTAAGGGGAAACTTACCGAAACACAAACGAAAGAGTTAGAGGCCGCGATCTATTCGCATTGTATTGACGAGGCAACCAAACACTATATTATTCGGGACTGGTCATTTCCTCAGTTTAGGAGTCTTTATAATCGCAAGGTTCGCCAAATCTGTTCGAATCTACAGCCTAACTCCTATATTGAAAATTCCCAACTTCTTCTTCGGTATACAAAGGGTGAATTCCGTTTTGAAGATTTAATGTCATGGAGCAACACAGAAATCTTTCCTGAACGAAATAAGGACTTGGCCGAGAAGCAGTTTCAGAGAGAACAGAGACTTCTGGAGGGCAATAAGGCAAATGCGACAGACCAGTTCTTCTGTGGTCGCTGCCATAAGAGACAGTGCACCTATTATGAACTTCAGACTCGCTCTGCGGATGAGCCGATGACGATCTTTATTCAGTGTGTGAACTGCGGAAAACGCTGGACGCAGTAAATAAGAGATGAATGAAGAATGGATATCAAGACAATAAGTCTTGGAGCGGAGGGTGATAAGTTTCCTATGTTAGATTCTATTTGGGACTTTTTTTCATCGAAGGGATCCAAGACTGTTTTTGTATCCGTTGGTTCAAGCCCCTCCCCTCTCCCGGAACTTGAGATAGGAGAAATGCTAGGGTGTAAACTCCATCTGTTTGAGCCGAAGCCTGCCGCACAGCAGGAATGGGAGGCAATCAAAGATGTATTAAAGACACGAAAGGCAGGGAGTGAAAGCTCAGACTTTGTAAAGGCCGCACTCAAAAAATGGATTCTTCCGAGAAATATCCATCTTGATTCAAGCATGCCCTTTCTATATCCTGGAGAACTTCTGATTAATGGAGAAAAGGTGGTAACCTCTTCATTCAGAGAAAAAGTGGAGGCCATCTCAGAGACGCTTGGATTTACCAAGGACGAGGCACACATTGATCTTTTAAAGATTGATTTGCCTGGAAAGGAGCATCTTGTTCTATCCTCGGTGATTGAAGCGAGATTTAGACCCTCGCTTCTCGTAGTCCGATGGACACATATGCCTGATGAACATTTGAACACAATGTTGACTGCGGCCCATTTACAGACTCTTGGGTATAGACTTCTGGCAAAGGAGGGTTCAAAGTTTCTTTATTATTATAATGACACCAATTACTACGAATCGTGTAGCTGGGAAGTTGTAGGGCCCGCAAATCCTCTTATCTCTGTAATTACGAAGGCCTTTCTTCCTGGAAAGAGAGAGGAGGTTTTAAAATGTAGTGAACTAGAGTAGAAGGGTGGTCTCCTAAATGAGTTACTCTCTTTATGATCGCCGTCTTATGATTTTGATTTTAAAGAGACAAGGCCGCCGTTCATTTACGGAGGGATGTCGTCTTTTAAAAATAAAGGATAATAATAGTAATAGGAATAGGTATGAGCCTTTCATATCGTTTAAACAAAACACGAAAAAAGAAGAATTATCTGAAGTTGAATCACCCGAGTCTACCACCCCCACTTCAGATAAATCATTTGAGTCCAGGCTCTGATTTCTTTCGTTATATAAATGGTAATTGGTTGAAGAGAGTTCATGTTCCTCCTTACATCTCCTCCTTTGGAATCAGTGAGGAGATTGAAGAGTTAATATCAAAACGAAACCACCAGATTATCAAAGAATGTGTGGAAATAAGTAAGAAACCCAATAATGCGTCAATGGATATTATTGAAAAATACCAAAGAGGCATTGGCCTAGTAGCACAATCTGCTCTACATCCAGGCGAACAGAAACACAGCGTTGACACTGTAAAAAAGATACTGCGACGTTTTGATTGTTTGCGTGACAAAGAAGATATTGCCCGCACTCTCGGTGAGTTATCTAAATACAAAATAAAAGGCCTATTCTGGCTATACGCAGAGTATCAAAACAGCAAACATACAGAATATCATTTAAATCTAGGTGTAGGGACTGTTGGTTTGCCTGATTCTTCTTATTACAGCAGCACTGCTCCAGGAAAGGGAAAGGCACTTCTTCATTATGCGAGAATGTTAGATATAATTGGACAGAAATTTGAAATTGAGAAACTAAGTGATGTTGTCTCATTAGAAAAGAAACTCTCCGATGAGATTGAGATAAGTCTGCGTATAAACGACGAAAAGTATGAAACAACAGGTCTTGCTCTTTCAAGGGAGTTTCCAGATATTCCGTGGGCCGTTCTCTTTGAGAGTCTTGGTCTAGAAAACTGGAAAACACAGGTTATCTTTGTTGATTCCAAGTATTGGATTGAATCTCTTCAGAGATTTTTTAACTTACTGTCTCTTCACGACTGGAGGCTACTGTTTTCATTAGAAGTTCTTTTACATTCTCTTAAATATTTACCGCCGCCTTATGATGATATACATTTCCGTTTCTTTCACAAGGAACTGAGGGGACAGACAATGAAAACGCCACAACATCTATTAACGGTCGAGGCAATAAGCGATTGGATGACGCCTTTCTTATCGCGACTTTATATTCTAGAGTATACTACGCCAAAACGTAAGAAGGATGCCTTACTCTTCACAAAAGAAATACAGGACGCTGCCTATAGACGTATGGATTCTGTCGATTGGCTAAGCCCGCAATCAAAAGAGGCGGCTAAAGAAAAAATAAAGAAAATGAAGGCCAGTGTTGCCTATCCTGATACATTTAGACATCTTGAACTTCCGCCTCTCCAGAGTCATAATTTCGTAGAAAATCTCCTTTCATTGGGATCCTGGAGAACAGATTTTGAATTCAAGCGTCTTGGTGAACGAAGAAATAAGCAAAAAGACTGGGATGAATCTGTCTTCGCAGTCAATGCGTATTATTTCTCACCTGGAAATGAAATTGTAATTCCATCTGGATCTCTTGAGTGGCCTTTTTTTGATGAGGACGAGGCAATACAAGATTTAGGATTTAATTATGGAGGCCTCGGGGCAATTATAGGACACGAAATGACACACGCATTTGATGAAGATGGAAAGGAATATGATCCCGACGGATTTAGGAAGCAATGGTGGTTACCCTCTGACACTCACGCTTATACTAAGAAAGCAAAAGAGTTAGTGTATCTATTTAATAAACAGAAAGTGTTTGGATACCATGTAAATGGTTCATTGACACTAAGTGAGAACATAGCAGACTTAGGAGGCCTCGCAATTGCTCTGGATGCTCTACGGATTCGACTTGATAAAGAGGGGATATCAGAGACATTTAAGAAAAAGGCATATCGGCAATTCTTTACATCGTTTGCTGTTTCATGGCGTGTAAAGGAGAAACAGGCCAAGATTCTTCAGAGTCTTTTTGTAGATCGTCATGCCCCGCCACCCCTCCGTGTAAATCTAGTTGTCTCTCAGTTTCAGGAATGGTATGATGCCTTTGATATTAAAACATCAGACCCGTTGTATATTCTTCCTGAAAAGCGGATACGTATTTTTTAAAGTCTTAGAATAGAATGAAGTTTGTGTGGATCATACGTCAATGGTGTAGTTTGGATTCGTATTGGGAACACGTTAGACAGGATAAGGATTTTGATGTAGCGTATGCGAATCCCGAGTTAGTCTTGGAAGAAGTAAATCGCATTGTTGAAAAAGAGAATGCCGAGTGGAAGGATATGTGCTCGTCGTCCACAACAATAAAAGAAACGGATCGCGAGTTTATTATTGAAACACCGACTCTTGAGCATGTTGTTAACAGATCATTCATTAAGTTTTTGACGATCTCAACGACTGGAGGAAAACAGAATGAATATTGGCAAGCGTGGTATATTGAGAGACTCAATGTTGTCTAGAGCATCATAGGATCATAAGATCACTCATGTCTTCATAGGATCATAAGATCACTCATGTCTTCATAGGATCATAAGATCACTCAGGCGCCAATATTCAAAGGAACCATCAGGCATGGGCCTCTTCACAATAAAGGGAAGACGCCGCTGCTCCAACTCCATCTTTGCGATATCAAGAGTATTTACAATATGATCAGGCACTGTAACAAATGCCCGTGCCCCTTGTGCCAGCTGATTTGTCCTAAACCCAAGAATTCGTGTCTTTTCGTATTGGCTCAAGAAAGGCTGACTCTTATGATTCGGATCCACATTCATCGACCCTACTGTCTTTAGAGGAAGCTTATGAAGAACACTTTCGGAATAATCCAAGATACACTCTGGGTGGTGCCGATGAAGAACTGAAAGAGGGTCGTAACTTTTCTTTGAGTGTGCGTTATTAATGGAGGGCTGAGCATTGAGAGTCGCCTCCAGCTCATCTTTAAGATTCGCAGCATCTACCATATTTCCACCACTGTCATCTGGTTGGGCCATGTTTTCTTCTGCTTACTTTGATGAAAATATTCCATTCATTTTTACCTACCTAAAATTGACTCACTCCAAAATTATAGGTACGGCATAACACTATGGAAACTGCTTCTGTTTCTACTTCTTCTAACTCTCTCACGATTCCTTCTACGGAGGGAAAGGAATACAAGGTCTACAACACATTCGATGATATGAATCTCTCTGACAATCTTCTACGAGGCATCTATGGCCACGGTTTCGAGAAGCCGTCTCCCATTCAGCAGCGTGGCATTAAGCCTATCGCGGAGGGCTCGGACATTCTAGCCCAGGCACAGTCAGGCACTGGAAAGACTGGAACGTTCTGTATTGGTTCAATGGCCCGTTGCGACCCCGCACTCAAGACGCCCCAGGTTCTTGTTCTCACGCCGACGAGGGAGTTGGCCCAGCAGATTGAGACCGTTGCGAAGGCAATCAGTTCAAAGATCCCCCTTTCAGTCTATTGTGCGGTTGGTGGAACTGAGCTTCATCATGATTTGAGGGCTCTAGATAAGGGGGCCCAGTTCATTGTTGGCACTCCTGGTCGTATTTATGACCTAATGAACCGGAAGGCACTGACTGGTGGGGGCCCTGCTCTCCCTCGTAACAACATTCGTGTTCTGATCATGGATGAGGCAGATCAGATGCTCGAGGACAAGTTCCACGAGCAGGTCATGTGTATCTTGGACCTCGGCTTTCCGCAGTCAACCCAGGTGGCCCTCTTCTCTGCGACAATGCCGCCTGAGGTCATTGCGGTTGCCTCGCGTCTTCTCCGTAATCCTGTTAAGATTCTGATCCCGCCCGAGGAAGTCACGCTGGATGGAATCAAGCAGCATTTCGTCGAGGTTCCGAAGGAGGAGTGGAAGATTGAGGCACTACAGGATATCTACTCACAGCTGAATATCAATCAGGCAATGATCTATTGTAATAAGCGGCAGCGTGTGGAGTGGCTCGCTGAGAAGCTAGGCACGCAGGGATTTCCTCTCTCATTCATCCACGGAGAGATGGATGTAGGGGAGCGGAAGCGGCGTATGCAGGAGTTTCGTAATGGATCTGTGCGTGTTCTGATTAGCACGGATCTCCTTGCTCGGGGTATTGATGTCCAGCAGGTCAGTCTTGTAATTAATTATGAGCTCCCGACGAGCCAGGAGAACTATATCCATCGTATTGGTCGTTCAGGTCGCTTTGGCCGCAAGGGCACTGCGATCAATCTGGTTGGCCCCGATGAGGTTCTGATGTTGAAAGAGATTGAGAAGCACTATGCGACGTCAATTACTCCTCTACCTGAGGATCTTGGCAAGGTGATGTCATAGATGTCTAAAATTTGAAGTCTGAAATTGTAATCTTTTTTGCCATGGAAAATAGAGTGTTTCGATTCTACGAATTACATAATAACAAGTGGTTTCATATTATGAATATGTCTCTTGATATTATAAAAACATCTGATAAAAAACAAAAATATATGTTAATGAAATATGGCAGTTGTTTTCTACTCTGCCCTTGAAGCAACTGCTACTCTTGAGTGATGCTGATTATAAAGTTGTTTTTTTAGACTAATCGTCTTCTTGGGGTGCATCTCTTAAATTTAAAGTTAGCAAATGTGTAACAATCCTTCAGTTGTTCCTTTCCAAAGTGTAAAATATAACCATATTTACATTTTTCTTTCCTTGTAAGCTTCTTACATGTATCCGATCTATAAAAATTCTTTCCAGCTTTCATTTGTAGTTTATAGGTGCTACCTACGTGCAATCTGCCACGCTTAAAAATGGGCTGTGCTTTCTTGGTTTTCTTAGAGTGTGTAGCCCCCATCTCTACATATATCTATTTTTTAGTTGACCAGCGGCACTCTTACATCGTGGCGACAGTTAGGGCACCGAACGTTGCGGGTGAGCCAGGTATCGATACAACCACGATGGAACCAGTGGCCGCATCCGAGAAGTTTGCGTCCTTCTTGTTCGGGCGTCAAGACATCTTGGCAGATAGCACAGGAAACAGGCTCATCACTGACGACATGGCCAACCGTTGTATTTGCCTCGATTTCTTCGGCGGTGGGTCTTACAAGAACGGGTTGTAGAAAGCTATTTTCTCCTGCTCCAAGAGGTCCTCCTGTGGGTATTGACATCAGAGTTAAGAGAAGGCGTGTTGTAAGAATATCAGCATTTGATGTAGTGGGTAAAGTTGAATTGATGGGTGTGCTGGGGCTAGGGGTAGCCATAGTTCTTGAAAATGCCCGCCGATGCGCAGCAAATCCAGAAGCAGTCGCAGTCGCAGCAGCAGCACCAGTCGCAGCAGCACCAGTCGCAACAGCAGCCGAAGATACAGGTTGTGAAGCTCGCCACTGACGTTCGCCATGTGAAAACAAATCAAACCGCTCTCGCGTCTGTCTCCTCACGTATGTCAGAACAGGGGAGTCAAATGCCTCCTGGTTATACAGCAATTCAGGGAAATAATTATGTATATCGTCCAGCAAACCAATCCCATACACAGACTCGTATTGACTCATTCTTCTCATCTGGCCCGATAAATTCCCACCGTAATGTTTCAAGTTTAAACAGTAGCCTCCGTAAGAACAGTATGGAGACTCCACTTCCGCAAGAGATCAAAGGCGTTACTGGACTTATGAACATGCGAAACACCTGTTATCTAAATGCGACTCTTCAGGCCCTTCGTCACAATACAGAAATGACGTCATTCTTTCTTGAGAACAAGCACGACCAGTGGGTGAATCGAAAGCAGAATGAACCCAAGGTTGAACTTGTCCGAGGATATTCAGATCTCTTAAAGGCACTCTGGTCGGGATCCAAGCCTGCCTACATTAAACCCGAAGGCTTTCTCCAGGCGATGATGCCCGCCGCCAAGGCCGCAGGGTTTGACCATTTCCTGATTCCTCACCAACACGATAGCCACGAATGTCTGGTGTTTCTTCTTGATCAGATTCACGAGGGCCTAGCCGAAGAAGTCAATATCCAGATTACTCGGGGGCCTCCACAGACTTCCAAGGACAGGGCAATTCAGTCTGCTCTAGAGTCCTGGAAGGGGTTCTTTGGAAAGCAGTATTCGCCCTTTACAGAAATGATTTACGGACTTCTTCGTGTTACGATGACATGTAAGACATGCGAGAAGTCAGTGGATACGTGGGAGACATTTAATTGTCTGAAGATGCCGATTCCGAACAAGGCCTCCGAGCCTCCAACGATTGAGCAGATGCTTCAAGAGGAAATGAAGGAGGAAGAAATTGAGGGGTATGCCTGTGACCACTGTAAGCCGACTAGGACGGTCGCAGTCCGTAAGTCGACAATCTGGCGTCTTCCTCGTATGCTGTGTCTTGTTGCGAAACGCTTTACTGTGGACAATCGTAAGATCCATACACCGATTCAGTTTTCCAATCATGAGTCGATTACATTTGGCCAGTTCTTCTCACCCGACTCTCCTGAGCCGAGTCAGAAACAGGCATATCAGTGTTTCGCTATTGTAGACCATCATGGATCTTCTGGCGGCGGTCATTATGTGGCACAAGCAAAGAGCCCATTGTCAGACAAGTGGAACTTGTTTAACGATGAGTCTACACAGTCTCTTTCGGGCCCTGTAATTGGTCAGAGCAATTATATCTACTTCCTTAAGGCAAAAAAGGCCTAATGGCGATTGCGACGGCTCTGCTTGCGATTCTTACGAGTCTGCTTACGCCCCTTACGCGTCCCTTTACGTCTACGGCCACCTGCCTGTTTCTGCGACGCATTCGCAGGCGGCGGGACATTGTTTGTCTTCGCCAAGCCCATCATTGAACTGAAAGCATCGGTGACAGAGTTCATTTTTTGTTCTACTTAGGATGAATAAAATCCTTCCACGTGTTCATCCTGAACATAGACTGTTTTTACGCGGCTTAACATACCAGACGATGAACAGATTCTAAAATGAACGTGGGGTTCCAAGCGTCCCTTGAACGGAACGGTGTAGGGCTGCGGGGATCTAACTTTGAGAACTGCGATTCCATCCTCTCCCGCAGTCGTAACTCCTGCGTTTTCAAACTTGGTATAGGCGTGCTGCCAGTCTTTTATTTGCTTCAAGTCCTCCATCCCAGGCTCGGCGGCCCAGAACAGAACTTTGGAACCAGGCGGCACCTGAACACGGAGTTCCTTTGTCGCACCCGGGGGCGTCTTGTCGGCAATGGCCCCACAGGGCATTACAGTCTCGCCAAGAAATGGCAGATAGGTATCACGATTAAAGGCAATGTAGGCAGCTGATAGACCTACAAGTAGATAAATAACTCTGGCAACTCCTTTGCCTAGATAAACTTCAAGAGGGTTCCATGTCATTATACCAACAAAGAGCCATACAAAAGAACCTACAATAACAAGAAACATCGCGAGTTTAAAAGCAATTTTCTGTAGCATAAAGTCCATCCTCTAGTCTCTGTAAAGAATAGAGAATGGCTCCTCCTTTTATTGTTCTTTTATCTGGATGGTCCCAGTCAGGAAAAGATTCCGTTGCGAAGATTTTGGTCGAGTCCTATGACTTTCAACGCTTCGCCTTTGCGGATACAATCAAAGAGACGGTCGCTGCCGATCATAAAATTCCTCTCGAATGGTGTCATGATCAGAAGAAAAAAGCGGAGGTGTTACCAAATGGATCGAGAACACTTAGAGAGGAGATTATTCGTGTCGCAGAAGAGGCACGGCTTCATGATCCTGGTTGCTGGGCTAAGAAGGTTGCGATCCAACTTCAGAAAGAAATGAAAAAAGGTCAGACAAAATTTGTCATTAGCGACTGGCGTAATGTAGATGAACTCTTAACACTACAGCGGTGTATTCCTGGTTTAGATATCTTGCCTGTCCGTGTAGTAAGGCCCAGTCAATTAATCTCACCTGTTCCCGATAGAACAGAATATGGTCTTCTTGGCTTTCCTTTCTGGAAGAAACTTGTCAATGAATCAACTCTAGCAAAACTCTTGGTAGAAGTCATTTATTTTGTTGAAGAAGATCTTAAAAACTATTTTAGATCCTTATAGAATGCCCGCAAAGTCTCAACCTCGGTGTGTAAAGAATCGATGGGGTGAAGGAACAACATGTAACTCTGAGTCCAAAGCAAACGTCTCGAATGAAATGGAGACAAAGCTAGCGGCAATGAAAGCCGAGCGGGATAAACAAGATCTTCAAATGGTCGCACCAGCTGTAACTGTATCTACGCAGCAGACGAAGTAGAGGTCGAGGTCGAGGTCGTTACAAGATCTTCATCTGTTTCCGATCGTTCGCGTTTACAGTTACAATCACGATCACAATCGCGCTTACATTTCCTGGCACAGTTGCGTCTACATGCAGCACAATTACAAGAAGATATTAAACTTGTCATTACAAGAGTGATAAAACATAAAAAAACACCAGATGCAGTTGATATTGCCAAAATACTGTCAGTATCAAGCATTTAAATTATACAAGTGCTTTTTGTTTAGGTGTAAAGCTGCGAGAAACTCTCGTTGACCACCTTCTTCTTAAGAAAGAGATCCACGTGCTCCTTCTTAACAACAAACGGGAGCTGAAAGTCCTTGATATAGAACGGGAGCTCCTTCGCATTAAAGATCCGCAGCATGTTGATCTTCTGCGTGACCTGCTCAATACAACGCTTCAGCTGACGAACACCTGTCTCATCTGACGCATACTCCCTGAGAATGTGCTCCAAGATATCCTTGCTGATCGCGACCTTCTCATTCAGATTGACCTCATTGAGAGCGGCGGGAAGCAAGAAGTTCTCGCAAATAGCGAGCTTCTCCTTCTGTGAATATCCCTGAAGCTGGATGACCATCATACGGTCGAGGAGAACACGATCAATCTTTCCAAGGTCGTTCGCAGAGAACGTGAAGAGAACCTTGCTTAGATCAAGCGGGACACCTGATAGATACTTATCCTCGAAATCCTCATTCTGGACAGAGTCCGTGAGGTGGATGAGCAGATTCTGAACCTCCTCGCCCTTCGGCGTAGCAGAGATCTTATCAAGCTCATCAAACATCAGAACCATGCTCATGCTCTTTGCCTGAATGAGTGAATTCGCAATCTTGCCCGCATGACTTGACTCATAGACAAGCTGATGGCCCGTATAAGTCGTCGCATCTGAATCACCACCGAGAGAGATGAACTGGAAGGGCCAACCGAGAGCTTTTGCGATGCCGTTCTTAATTAGACTCGTCTTGCCAATGCCAGGAGGCCCTGAAAGAATGAGTGATAGACCCTTGCCATTCGGATTTGCGATCTTGGTTGCGATAAATTGAAGGATTTGCATTTTGGCCTCGTCCTGACCATAGATCGCCTCTCCGAGACAACGCTTTGCCCGCTCCATAAAGGCACCACAGGCCTCCTGACCATCACCCATCTTGACAGGAATTTCCTTGTAAATGCCAAGAGGAAGACTCGTTAGCTTCTCTAGCCACGCCCGGAGCTTGAAGAATTCACCACTGCTTGTATCGAGAGTCTGTAGAGAGTTATACTTTGATAGGACCATCGTCTGGGTATCAGGAGGAAGCTTCATGCCAAGAATCTTGAACATGAGATTCTCTTCAGAGGACGGCGTCTTGCGATCAAGGGCCTCTAGCATCTGCTTCTGCTTCTCGGGCTTCAGTTCCTTGAACTGATCAATCTGGTCGTCAATCGTATTCTCCTCATGAGGCTTCGTGACGAGCTTGACGAACTTCCGAACATCCTCAGACTCCTTCTTCAGATTGTAACGCTTGGGAATCATACGCTCGGCAAAGTCGTCTGAGCCCATTCCGAAGGACCCAAAGTTGATGCTGATGCCAGGCATCTCCTCATCCTCCTCCTCGTCATCATCCTCATCCTCATCCTCGTCTTCCTCTTCCTCTTCGTCTTCCTCCTCTTCTTCGTCCTCCTCTTCCGATTCCTCCTTGGCCTTAGCCTTCGCCTTGGCCTTGGCTTTGGCCTTCGCCCTCTTACACTTGTGCTTCGGCTCTTCCTCTTCCTCCTCGTCCTCCTCTTCCTCTTCTACATCAGATTCCTCCTTGGCCTTGGCCTTTGACTTCGCCTTTGACTTGGGCTTCGCCTTGGCCTTGGACTTCTTATTTGACTCCGCGATCTTCTGCCTTGCCCTGATGGCAGCCTTACGTGCCTCCCTCCGAATTACGTTCCGCTGCTCAGGAGTCAGATGAGTATCATCAGTTTCTTCAGTATCAAATGAATCTTCTTCCTCATCTGCTTCACCTTCCGTATAGTCTTCATCATCATCGTCATCATCCGCAATAAGATTACGGATATTCCCATGACTATCAACACTTTCGTCGTCATCATCGCCCTTGGCACCGCGACGCTTACTCTTTACAGGTTGCTTACGACCAGAAGACTTATCTTTCGTGTCGCTAGCATCCTTATCCTTTGACTTCATCATTCTACGCAGCTCGGCCATTTTCATTTCTGTCTTATGCCCGCCTTTTTAGCCGGAGACTAACTCAATTTTTAGGCTGCCTAGTTGCGGCGATTGCGGTGCGTGGTCCTGCGGTTCTTGCGATTCTTGCGGCTCTTGCGGTTCTTGCGTGACACAGGGTTGCCGCGGATATTGACCTTATTGGCAGTATTTAAGAAACTGCGATTCTTGGTCGTCGCGGAACTTACGCAAGTCGCAAACTTCATAGCATTGTTCATAGGGCCCTCTCCCCGACTCTTACAGTAACCAACGGCTTCAGCATATGTCATAGGAGCCATTTTAGTTCTATACTTAGAGATAAGATTTTTTCTTGTTGCCGGGTATTTAATTGCGGCGATTGCGGCGGGTCTTGCGACTGTTTCTGCCTCTGCGGGATAATAGACGCAGGCCTTTCTTGCCCAGAACATTGCCGACGGCCATGTTCGCATGATTGGTCACGCTGTGGCCAATTCTATTCAAACCACGCAGACCTAAGCCAACGACACCCTTTGATGTGTTCGCTACCGCATTAACGGATGATCTGGCGGCACGCAGCGTGTGGCTGATCGGGGAGTAGAGTGTTCCAAACAAACCTCTGCGAGTAGAGTGACGCGGCATGTTGTTTCTATCTGGAGTCCATAAAAAAGATGATCTTTAATGAAGCCTATTTTACGCGTATCTTTATGAAGAAAGGATATCCTGGATATCCATCAAGAGAAATCGTGACTTTGGAGAGAGACTCGTATATGTTTCATCTCGGATATGGATAAGTGCCGTAAATATATCCTTATTTTCTGACCAAAGCAGGGTCTTTGCCTTTGTAAAGAACTGTGTCTGCCTGGATTTAAGAACTCTGGACATACGCAGAAGACAATCAACATATTCTTCAACTAGAGGCCTCTGATTCGCCATTTTCGAATGACTATCTGTTAGACTGATTAACTTCTTGAATGTGACGCTGAGTGAATCGAGCGAAAGAATCTCGAGTGCGGTCAGCTCGGCAATGAACTGACTATAGCCCTGGCGATACTTCTTTTCAATATTCTTCTTTTCAAAGGCCGCATTATCAATCGCCGCCATGTTTACATCGGGCTCCTCAAAGATTTCCATATAGTTCTTATACAAGCTCGCCATCTCATCAAAGATAACAGAGTGCTTTGAACCAATCTCTGCGAGAAGTTTCGCATACAAGGGACAATACGTCTCCTCTGCCGCCGCCTTTCTGAAGACCATTGTCATGAAATCTCTTACGAACTCAACAACCTGACCTTCTGATGCGATGACTGCCCCTCCTTCCTCAATAGGCATAGACATAGACTCCTGGCCGAGAATCTGAAAGAGAAAGTCGCGAATTTCAATATAGGTTGTCGGGCTGAACTTATTCAGCTTGAGACGAATGATACGATTAAGAATCTTTTCTTCGAGAGGCTCAGAGTGGTTCTTAAAACGACTCTGATACCGCCCTGTCGGGGGGCCTGTATAGACGCCAGTTCCTCTTGTCTGTGGACTAGAGGCAGCAGAAGAGGCAACGGAAGTGGAAGTGGAAGTGGCAGTGACAGTGGCAGTGGCAGGATTCATTGGCCTTCCATTTTGCTGTAGTCCTTGCTTTGCGGGCCGCCAATACGATGAATTCACCGTAGGGCCAGATCCTCTCCGCCAATCACCGCCATTCCGCGCAGATGTAAGTGTCTTCGAATCTAGGACACCCTTCAGGTTCTGTATTCTTGAAAGGATATCCGTAGATACAGAACCTGTTACCTGGGCCCTCAGTGCTAGGACGGCACTGACCAAGGCGCTGGGCTCTAGAGACATTACTACAGATTGTTTAATACTTTTTTCCATCATAAATGACCGTGTTTTTCAAAGTCATTGCGTTCAAATTTAATGGCTTTCCATTTGGTTTCTTGTAGAATGGATACAGAAGCACTTATTCGTGAGTCAAGGGCGGAGGGTCTTATTGAAACACTCGGATTCAAGACAGCTGTGGGAAAGGACTGTATGAAACAACAACTCCGTTTGTTTACTTCCGACACAACAACACTTCAGCGTCGCCAGAAAGCTATAAATGATTTACGCGTCGCTATTCAACGTGATGGCCTCAAAGAGAAGTTTGAGGCGTGTTTTACAGAAATAGGTTCACTTGAATCGAGCCTTGAAGGATTTTTTAAGAGATCCGATGTCGAAACAAATTCATATCAACAGATTCTCTTTTCGGGATGGAAAGCGACGGAAACTCTCGACACCGTTCCTTTTATATTACTTCTTGTTTCCTATTTCAAGCAGTATGCTGTTCCTTTTCTCGCAATTATGACACCTCTTTTTATGATTGTTCTACCGTATCTTGCCCTAAGAGTTTGGTATAATCTACCCATTACAGTTGAAGAGTATTCAAATGTTCTCTTGTCAACAATGGGATTCCAACCTGGTAAGCCGATTGAGCTCAAACAGTTAGTCCAGGCTTTTTTCACGCTTATTTCTCTTGGCCAAAGCATCTACCAGCCTATTCAAAATTCATATCACGTCGCCCATATTGATAAGGACATGGTTGAGAAGGGACAGGCGATCGGTAAAGTATCAGCAGCTCTTGAGTGTTTGCGTGAATGGATGCCCGAGCACAGGAGACCCGCAAATGTTCTGGAAGTCTGGACTGCGGATCCGAGAAAGAGTTTTGCGTCGGCCTGGGATCTTCCATTCCGTCTCCGCTTAGCACTTCAAAGCATTGGAGATATTGAAGTTCTTTATCGGTTAGCCGCATGTGAAGATCTACAGCCCGTGAAGTTTGTAAGCTGTTCAAGGCCGTTTGTCTTAGTTCGTGGGGGCCTTGATCCGTTTCTAGATGCGTCTGTGAGAGTTCCCTTTGATTTTCGCACGCGGCAGTCCCATTCACTTCTTACAGGGCCGAATAGGGGAGGCAAATCGTCTGTTTTACGATCACTCTTGCTCTCGGTCTATATGGCACAAACGTTCGGTTATGGATTTTTTATTAACCAGATGATCCTGAAACCTTTTTCATGGATTGCGACGGGCTTACGTCTCGAGGATCGTCCTGGGTCGTCGTCGATGTTTGAGTCTGAAGTTGAGTTTGCGAAATCCATTCTTGTAAAGGCATCACAGACACAATCGCAATCGCAAGTTGGCCTTGTTCTGTTTGACGAACTCTTTCACAGCACAAATCCTCCTGATGGAGAACGAACGGCTGATATCTTTCTTCAGCAGCTATGGAAGAAAACGAATGTTGTAAGTGTAATTAGCACACACGTGTTCTCGCTTGTTGAGCGGTCAGGTCCCTCAATTCAACGGCTATCTGTTCCTGCCTTTAAAGATTCATCAGGTAACCTCCAGTTTACGTATACACTTGGCACGGGCCTCTGTAAGGAAAGTAGCGTGGATATGATTTTGAGAGAAAAGGGTCTTTTACTTTCCCGACTTTCTCGATTTTCTTGATTTCCTCGACTTCTTTCCATTGAGCCGAATACCACTAGCAATCTCTTTAATTTCGTTTATATAGAGGTGAATACGTTCAAGCGTTTCATTTGTATTCTTAGGAAGCTCAGGCGATGTTTCCGGAAGTATAGATTGTAACTCACTTTCTAATGACTCTACAATTTCTAATAAATCCTCTCTGTCATTATTCATTCTATCTATTTTATTCTAGAGTTTCTGCGTTTATCTTCTCTCCCGGAAAACCGACTCTGAGAAAAGAATGAATACTCTAAGTGACTCCTTGACAATTGGCATGATCTTGGCACTTGTGTTTGGTGCTGTCTGCTTTTATCTCTATAGCCGTGTCACTCAGGTAGAGAAGCGTGTTGGCTTAACGGAGAACATCCTGCTCGATCTGAAGATGGCGACTGAGAATACTCTCATGTCAATGGCACATCAGTCGGGTGGCCATGGCCATCGCCAAGACCAAGACCAAGACCAAGATCAAGACCAGGAACAGTATGGCCGCGTTGAGCCTATTTCCGAGCCCACGCCTCTTGATAAGAACGAGGTTGAGAACATCAATGACGAGGACTTCTATAAGTCCGTTCTCCAGCAGGCCCAGAGCGAAGCTCCTCTCGTATCCTCAGCGACTACGGCTCCGAACGCATCGGGCATGGAAGTCAACTATGAATCGATGTCGTTGAAGGAGTTAAAGGCACTGGTGAAGGAGCGGAATGTCCCGACCACAAAGGAGATGAACAAGAAGGATTATATCTTGGCACTCAAGCGTCACGACAACCCGAGTCTTCACAAGAACGTGACATCTAGCTTAGTGGCCGAGCCTCTTGCTGGTAGCGAGGGATCCTCCGCGAAGCCTGAGGAGGGCTTTCCTGTTGAACTTGGCAATGAGTAGAAATCCTAGACCACAGCAGTAGTAGGTTACAATGGCCACAGATAGTCAGTTTTTTCGTGTCCGGTCAGAACCCGATTATTACAAGGGTATCAGCGACTTCGAATCAAGATCTACGGCATATAGAACAGTTGTTCCTCCGAAAAACACAATTGCGACACAGGATAGTCGTTTTCCTGGATGGGCTGCCCCAATGTCAGATGGGCGTCTAGTCACTGACTATAGACCCCATTGTGCCGCGAATGTTCCTGCGGGGAAGCAGTTTGCGACGAAGGGGTGGGTCCAGGCGAATTCGGAGGAAATCATTCGTATCTCGAGGGAGCGTCAGTCACAGCAGAATGGGGCTACGCTTGGCCTAGATACATCTGTTGTGCCGCCGCCTGCGAATGTTGTAAAGTGCGATGCGACGGAGTGTTGGATCGCGGCTACGAATCTTCCGAATGGTATTGGCACAGATAGGCCTTACGATAAGGCCCCCGAGCTATTCGGGACATTTCAGTATAGATCACAGATGGCTGCGGTTGCTCCGAAAGTTGCGTTGAATACGAGATTCGAGGGAGGCCGCAACTCACCGAGAGGACGCGAATTCAAGCCGATCGGAACTGGATCTGTAAACTAGCTCTAGACTGCCTAAACTTTGAGGCTGTATAGATATAGATCGATGAGGACCGTCTTGGCGTTTGATATTGGTATTCGTAATTTGGCGTGGTGTGTGATGAAGACAACGGATGTTTCTGGCCAGCCTCTAGAGGTTCTAGGATGGGAGAATTATGATTTGCTGGAGGGCCAGGCCGCAAATACTATAAAAGCTCCGAAAGGAACCTGTTCAGGATGCTCTGCCTCGGCGTCCTATGAATCTGAGACTGCGATCTATTGTGTTCGGCACTGTCCTCTTTCAAAGCCTGCGATACGAGATTTGTCAGGAACTCTTTTGAAAAAACTTCCGACTACAGCGGGCCTGAAGGAACTCCTGGTTGCCAAGGGTGTAGCCAAACCTCCGAACTCGAAGGCTCTCCTGGTCAAAAAACTCCGAGAGTTCTATTGTCTTCCGATCATAAAGGCGAAAGTCAAGAAAGCCGTTGATACGGAACTGACAATTCTTCACGACAGCATGAGGGCATTTATTGTAAAGAGAAAGGAACTATTTGGCTCAGTCGATGAAATTCTTCTAGAGAACCAGCCGGCCCTTAAGAATCCGACGATGAAATCTGTCCAGATTCTTTTGTTTGCGACCCTGAGAGACTGTTTACAACCGAACCCTCCGAAACTCCGCCTTGTTCACGCCAAGATGAAGGTCAAGGGTAAGGAAACAGGTGATAAGGGATATAAGGATCGTAAGGAGGGAGGCGAGGCCCGTGTAAATGAATGGCTACAGGGCACGAAAATCCAGACATCTGCGAAGTGGCGGACCTATCTGGCTACAAATACAAAGAAAAACGACCTAACGGACGCCTTCTGTATGTGTTTAGATTCATTCAGTCTCTAAGCGAATGAAGGTGGCTATTCAGATTTCAGGAGACTTTCGAATGCTTCATCTTTGTTTACCCAAGATGTTTGAACTTATAAAAGGAATTGATGTCGATTTCTTTGTTCATACGTGGCGGAGAGAAGAAGAAGGATTAGGCACCTATCCTTTTGAAGGAAGGGGTATATGGCATAAGACAATGTATGTCTATGGACATGGACAAGGCCTCGCATGTTTTAATCCAAGAGGATATCTTGTTGAAACCTATGAAGACAAGGAAGAACTTCGTGGAAGGCCGAGATCAATGTCAATGTATTATTCTATCTATATGGCAAATGAGATACGAAAGAAATATGAGAAGGATATGGAAATTAAGTATGATGTTGTGATGAGGTATAGAACAGATTGTATTCTGGAGTCGCCTATTTTTATGATGCTTCCGACAGAGAAACCTTATATCGTGATTCCTGTATCATCCCGTGTTGTCGATGTCGATGGCCCATGTGAAGACGAATCTATTTGCGATTGGATTGCTTGGGGAACTCCCGACACGATGGATGTGTATTGTTCAACGTATCTCATGTGGTTTCAGCAGCCGAGTGATCAGATTCCTATTCCCGAGTGTATGTTGTATTTACAGTTGAAGAGGGCTGGATTGACATCTCCGACTTTCTTGAAGAGGCCACCTGTTGATTTCTATTTGGTTGAGGGGAGTGGGCAGGTTAGAGGGGCCTTGCGGCAAACGAAGTAGCCCTTGCGGCAAGTGAAACGGGCCTTGCGGCAAACGAAGTAGCCCTTGCGGCCAAACACAGTCTAAAAACTCCTGAAGAGTCCGAAGAAGGATGGCTACGCTTCGTGAGATGGAACATGTTGCCTTGTCAATGGGCCCGGATATTGGCCTAAGCAACGACTTAGGTAATATAATAGATATCACGGATACAAACGACGCTCTCGGTTTGAATATGTTGGCAAACCAAGCAAAAATTTCTTTTGGTCAAAGCCAAAATCAGGGACAGAGTCACAATGTAACAATCCCCTCCTCCCAGCAACAGTCACAGTCACAGTTTTCAGGTATTGAGGTCACGACAATTGATCAGCTAGAGCCGATCACACTTGATATGGGATTTGGATCTGGGCCATCTCAGCCTGTCGAGATTCAGTTGAACAGAGAAACCTCGAGCCAGTCCAACCTGTTTAGTAATCAGCAGACTGCGACGGGCCCGAGCATTTCACTTGCCCCCGCCCAGCAACAGAGAGACCCTGAGAAGGAGAAAAAGGATAAGATTGAGTATCTGAACAAGCTTCAGCGTCTTGAGCAAAAGGGATTTCCTGTTGCCCGCCGCTTCACGATGGACAATTCTCTCGAGGAGATCAAGCAGGAGTTTGATCGCCTAGTCGATGCCCGTAATCTAGAAGCATCTCTTCGTTTCCAGCGTCAGGCCTTGATGGGTGTTGTTACGGGCCTAGAGTGGATGAACAATCGGTTTGATCCGCTTGATATTCATTTGGATGGATGGTCCGAATCTGTTCACGAGAATGTAGAGGATTTTGATGAGATCTTCGAGGAGCTCTATGATAAATACAAGGACAGGGGAAAGATGGCCCCTGAGGCCCGTCTCATGATGGCCTTGGCAGGGTCAGGTTTCATGTGCCACGTAAGCAATACGTTCATGCGTCAGAGAATGCCGTCGGCGGAGGATGTTCTAAAGAACAATCCTGAGCTTGCGAGACAGTTTGCGGCGGCGGCGGCCTCCCAGGCGGGTCCTGGATTTGGAAACTTCATGGGCATGGCGATGGGTGTGCCTCAGCAGCAGCAAGCACCGCAGCAACAGGGTCCTTCTGGCCCCCAGGGCATGCCTTCAAACTCAACAGGCCCAACAGGAGCGTTCTTCGGATCGTCGCAGCAGCAGCAACAAGTGAATACGCCCCAGGTTATCGCGTCGGTAGAGCCTCCTAGAGGAACCGCAAGGCGCGAGATGCGTGGCCCTACAGGCGTAGATGATATCCTCAAGACGTTTGAGGAAGTGAGACGCACGGAAATGATGGGTCCGATGGGCAATGGAATGGAGCCGATGATGCAGTCTCAGTCTCCTAATCAGCCCGCCACTGCCGCTGTTATGGAGATGGAGAGTCTACACAGTGGAGATATGAACAGTGTGGCGGATTCTTCAAAGTCAGGACGTAGACGTGGTCGCAAGGCGGCCGTCGTTGGTAATTCGTTGTCTCTAAATGTCTAAAAATACAACTTTGTAATCAGCGTCACCTAAATACCAATAATTATATGGAGGAGTTTTATTTTTACTTATTGAATCCCAATTAATGGGTATATCATATTTACAACATTTCTTTGGAACCTTTAACCATTTTATCTTACATTTTCCGTTATGTTCTTCAAATTCGGGAGTTTTGAGGCAAGATTCTATCAATATAGTAAATATATCATTTTTACTATTATATTTTGGAAATTGGTCACCAGTTTCTATTATTCTTATTTTCTTAATAATTCCTCCTTTTTGCTTTCTTGTTAAATTTATCATTTTATTATTCTTCCTTGTTTTAAATATATTAGATAACTTCATCTAATATATTTAAATTTAAAATGAGCACACATCAAAGTATAAATTTAGACCCCACTGCTCGATTGTAATTTGCTCATGTTGTAGGCATATGTTTCTTCGAGAGAAGGAGCAGGATTTGTATCTTTAGCCTCAGACTTTTGCGAGACTGCGAGACGAGCCTGTTTGTCACTGAGTCTGCGATAGATTTCCATTTCTTCAGGTGTGAATCCGCCTTGAGGCAGCTGTGGTGTCGAATCCTTTTCTTTTGACAAGAGATAGAGATCACTGTTTTCATTGAAAAGGAAGGATATCACCAGAAGAACAATAATTGTCATAATAAAGGCAACAAACACATTGCGTGTAGCAACGAATAAGACTGTAAAGATGAGGGCCCTGCGAACCCATGGTTGTTGAAAGAACTTTTCTTGTTCTTTGCTGACTTCCATACCAATAAAGCGACCACCTAAGTTCAAAAGAAGCATCATGAGGCCAATGAAATACGGATTTGTATTAATTGACATGAAAGCATATTCGATTGGATTTAAGGCTGCGGCTGTTGCGACTGAGGCCATAGCGGCCATAGGAGCCGGAGGAAGACTCATTCCTGTTTGCTACTACCCTTTCACTGATAAAAACACCCGATCACTCAAGAGTAATCCATGGCCGTTTCATTTTCTCCATATCTTCAATATAAAAGAAGACTGCCAGGGCGACCATCGCACCGACACGAGGACACCATTGTGATGCGAGAAGAACAGCGAGAACAACGAGGAAACGCCAGAAAGGGATTGAATAGAGTTTTACAAGGATGGGCTCATAGGGTGCCTCTAGAACTGTTCCTTCATAGAGATTCCATATGAAAAATATAGAGGTAACAACAATTCTTGCTGTTGCATCATAGACACCCGAGGGTTCCATTCTACCTTGTAACTGAACTATTTTGAACGCTACCCGAGTTCTTTTCGGTGAGATCTTGAACAGCCGAAGTGGAGACAGTCTGATCCTCAATCATTAAAGGGTTCTCTCCCATGACTTCTTCAATAAACCACTTCTTCTTATCGGGAACCATGTGGACACTTACATCGGGTGCGAATCCTTCGACACTCATCTTCTTGACGAGAGGATGAACACCTCCGGCCCCGATCAAAAGAGCAGAGGCCAGGGCACTCAAAATGCCGAGAGGCCAGCCAAATGTCATGACCGTCACGGTTGTGAATAAGAGAAGGAATACTCGTCCTAATAGTGAATCGGCCTGTTTACGGATATCAATAGGAACCTTTTCTAAGAAAACAATGAGTATTATGATAAAGACTGCTACAATCATTTCAATAGGTGACTTATACTTGTCAAATATATCAGCCACGTGTTCTCTCATTCCTCCTTTCATAAATACGGGAGCCTGAGAAGCCATCCTGTTTCTGATAGAAACCCCGCAAAACATTTTGCCAGGAACAGCAGAGAGTAGTCTCCCCAGACTATGGAATATTGTTCACTTACAGACGCTTTTCCTGAACTAAATACAAGTGCGACGGCACGAAAAGAGGAAAAGAAAAAGGCCAAACGCTGTAAGGGCCCGCCGCTTTCTTTTTTAGAGTCCGGAGACCAAGCTGTCGTAGACCCCGATCGTCCGGCATTACGTCCCAGCCCTGATGTCCCGCCTCTGAATAAGGAAACGGGGCTCAGAGAACACGCCCCCGTGGACGCGGAGCCCTTTACGGATGCCTCGTCTGAACAACAAATGCAGCAATTGTTGTCACAGCTTCAGTCCCAAAAGGCGAATCCTGAGCAACAGGCTATTCTCAATACAATGCCATCTGTGTCGACCTTACAAAAGGGAATAAAGAAACCTGGTTTCTTTGGGGCAAATTTTGACGACGGTGTGAGTGAAGGCTTTGCTTCTTTTACTAATATAATTGGTGACGATCCTGCCTATCGTCTTGCGCCCGATTTTTCAAATGCGTTTGCTGGAAGAGGGCTAAGCAAGGCGACAGGATCAACGACTCTGCCAACACCCTCTGTGGTAGATGTCTGGAAGCCGCTGACGCCGACTGGTGCTAGAACATCCTATTTTAATAAGTTGCCGCCGCCTGGAGGGGAAGTGGCGGCCGAGGAACCGACGCCATCGGCCCATAAGGAGGAATTCTTCAAAAAGCTGGATCGGATATACGCCCGCCTTGACGATTTGGAATCACGTCGCTCAGAGAACTCTCAGACAGAAGTCTTGCTCTTTATCATGAGCGGGATTTTTGTCTTGTTCAGCATGGATCTTTTAGTGAGGAAAACGGGGAATGTGCGGATCATGACCCGCTAAATTGTATATAGAAATATTCTATGATTGATTGGTATCATTGATAGAATTTTATCTCACAGTTGTAACAAAACTAGATGTTGCTAAATTATGTTTATGAAGTGAGAGTAATTCCAGTTTATTTCTTATCTCTTTTGCTGCCTTACTATTTGCAGAGTGAAGTGCAGATAACTTCTTTCCCTTTTCCTGAACTCTCTTTGCGATTAAATCAGATGGTTCAGGATCTGTAGGAGGTGGCGGAAAGGCAGGAGGTGGAGGCATAGTATTCAACGATAATGTCGTGAATTGATCCATGAGTGTCGCCAGCAGGCTTGAATCTCCTAGCCTTTTCGGAACTTTCAGCCCTGTTTGGCCAGTATAGATATCCAAGAGTGTTGTAAATCGATCCATATAAACCGCACGTAAAAAATCTCTTGTCTTCGAGCACTCACTTGCTAATAAAAGAGTTGAATCTTTATAACACTGGGAGATTGAAAGAGGTTCAAGAAAATCTGCGAGTTCCCAAAGCCATTCCTTATCAAATACACGCTCTAAGATCGCGGGGGATAGATGGAGCAAATTTAAAAGCTCCGCTTCACTCTCTGTAAAGACACCCGTTTTCCATTCAGACTTGACTTCTTTTGTAGCATCACGTATCTTTAAACGATATCCTTTTAACTCAATCTCAACTGTCACAGTCTCAGTATCCTTTGATGTTCCCTTGAAACCCTCATCGTCATCAACATTTGCTACATCTTCATCTTCAGCCTCAAGCGTTACTGTTTTTAGACCCTTTGCGCCTTTGACTTCCTTCACTTCCTTTACTTCCTCTACTTCCTCTTCTTCCTCCAGTTCATCTACGTCGTCATCATCAATTTCAGGCCCCTGAACTTCAACAGGGGCGTTTTTGGCTGTCTTGTCCCCCTTCAAATAAGGAAGTCTATCATTTGTTGACCATACGAGATATAGAAACGCATCACGAAGGGCCAACGGTGATACCAAAGCTCTCGAGTCCATTTTTACACTCTTTACAAAGTCAGGGCATGTATATCCAGGACATCCTCTTGTCGCCGCGGCCCCTGATGGAAGTGTTGTCTCCTCCATGGGACCTCCTACAAACTCAAAGAATCCAGAAGGGCTTTGTTTGAATTCACCAGGTTGAATCATATATGATTTATTAGGCAACAACGATATTTTATTTATAAGTTCATCGATTGGCCACTTTAAAGAGAGTGGCTCAGAGCGAAACAACATTTTTTCTTTCAGAAAGACAAGAATATCAGGCTCAAAAAAGATTGGTAAACGTTTACCGTGGGGATCACTATAGGTAGATCTAGCTATCGCACATCCATATTTAAGAGCTCTATCTGTTATTTGATTCATCATAAAGACTTTGCCTTGATTTGCCATTTTCAATTCTAAAAAGATATTGAAGAGGAGTAAATAATCAGTATTGTCTTTCGGATCTCCGGGTGCGAAAAAGGGTGCTTGAAAGATAAGGTATTGATTGTCTTTTAATTTATTATCAGATGTCACGCCAATTAATTTAAGTATACCTGCTATTTGTGAAAGCTTGCCATTAAGAGGTGGGACTATCCAAAGTAATGGATTCTGTGATGTAGTCTTTATAATATGAATTCTACGTGAGATTGATTGTATAATTGAAGGCGGAATTTTCGGATTACAAATATCAAATTTGGGACGTGTATCGTTTTTAGTTCCCGCACCTGTGTCTATATTTATAAGCTTTTCTGTATTTCCATTTGCTTTAATATATTGTTTATACAGTTCTTTTAAAAATCGTTCTTTTGATTGCGTAGACACTCCTTCGGGCACTTTGTATTGATCAATTCGATATTTTTCAAACTTCTTCTTTGTAGCTACATTTGAGGCAGGGGCCGCTGGATCAAATACACGAACGTTAGAAGCAGATGGATCTTTAAATGTAATCGTATCGCCTGGGGCACCACCTTTCATAGCCACAATTGTTCCTGTCCCACCTTCTAAGAGACTCTGTGTTTCATTATATCCTGCGGGCGGCGATCCGCCCCCTCCCTGAACAGGCAGAATCGGAGTTGTCCCCCCCGAAAGGAGGCTTACTTGTGGATTAAAACCTGGTGGCACTTCGGACGCCATCTATACAGTTCATGCGAAAAAAGTGGCCTAAGCGTAGACCAAAGAAAGTAGTCATCATGGAAGTTGCTCAAGCCCAGGGACCAACTATTCGGTATGACCCCGACCCCCAAACGAGACGGCGAAAGATCCATTGTAAGCAAGAACTCATTGTAAACTCCCTCCAACGATTTTATGCCTCTGTCGACAACATTGCCGAAATTGTTGCCATGCTACAAGGCACCTCCGAAATTAGCCTTCGTGTAATTGATTGGTTTGTTACCAATTACGCCAAGACTCATACGACAAACTATATTTTGAACGGCCAGGAGTTCTTAGTCTATAGAGACTACAAGAGCCAACTAAAAGCCTACAGTAAGAAACTCTTCGATCCCTTTTGCCGTCGTGAGCGTATCTATTTCCAGGTTCCGAATCACCCGTCTTTCCTGACAACAGTGGCAAAGCTGAATTTCTTTCGGTGGGCCATTGAAAAGAATATTCTGACCTACATCAAGCTCAACCAGCAAGATATTGAGAAGGAAATGAATGCCTCCATGAAAGAGCTGGCGAAAGCAAGATCATCTATAACCGGGACTGCGTCCACAACAACATCGACCGTAACAACGTCTACGAAATCATCTACGCGTCGCCGTGTATCTAATAAGGATTCTGCTCCCATTAAGCTTATGCAAAAACACAGCTTTACGACGGAGATGTCGTTTGATTAGTTACCAGACGGTAATTCTTTTCAATATCATCTTTCTGGGGTTTCAAGTTTTCATAGGCCTTTATTGACTCGGACGGCTGCCACGCATTCGTAAAGCTTCTACCCAATAACCTCTTTGATTCGGCAACACCACGGTCAAAACGATCTTCAGAGACGGCCGATCGAAGCTCTCGGATCGCATTTCGAGGATCGAAGGCAGGGGCGTAGTCTCCGAAATAGGAGTTCTGTGTAAACGAATCCTGTCCTGCTGTAAATCCTTGTGTCTGAGAATAGAGTTTTGAGTTGGACGATCGGCTATTGATCGGATTCATATCTTGCATAACAGATGGCCCATTTGTAACGGGCCTATTTTGATATCCTGAGGGAGTTCCTGTTTGCCAGTGTTCAAACTGTCTTGAATTTGCGGCGTCACGGGTGGCAGTCTCCCTTCGGGATCGGAGATTCATTGTAAAGAACGCCATCTAAACTATTAGCCCTTTCTTCTTCTAGAGATGAAACTTGTTCCGTTTTTCCTTACAAAACGAATTCAAACACATGTTGGAGATTCAGATCTTACAATATACAAGTTAATGATCTTTCTTGATAAGGCGGGTAAGCAGGCATGGGCACATGGCGATGAGTCGGATGTTCTTAGTGAGAAAGAGATCTGTATAGATCATCTAGAACCGAATGGATTTAAGGCAAAGTCTATTATTATTGATAGCAAGAAGAATACTGCTCTTATTGAAGTTGATAGAGACACTCTAAAACTCCAAGACTATTACAACTGGGATGAGGCTCTATCCATGCCATCGAAGCCTGAGTGCTGGCGTTGTTTCTATTTTTTTAAAGACAAGGCGGGTGATGATTGGTGGTCATCGAAGCATATTTCAGAAGGAGAGATTCAGGGCCTCGGATCTGTTCATTTTCTGTTTTTAGACATCTTAAGACTTTTTACTAAGTCTACTTATAATGAGCACGCAGGCAAGAAGTAAAACCCTAAAGAAGTCCTATGACTTGAGTGGTCAAGTTCTTTCAGCCCCGCAGCAGTCTGATAGTCTTCTTCATTTCCTGGAACAAGAGGCGGGCGGGGCTTACAAGCGTCCCTGGCATCGTCTAGAAAGAGGTTTGAGGCTGAATCGTCTCAGAAAGTTTAGTGAGGACGAGGCAGGACGTCTTAATTTAAAGGAGGCTGAAAAAATAGCACTCTATAGTCTATTGATTAAGAGTCTTGATAAGAAGCTACTTAATAGTAAAACCGCAGTCATTTATGATCCGTCCAAGGAAAGTATCACAGAAATCAAAGGCCTGGTGATGCATAGAAGTTCCGATGAAACTGTTCTCTTTCAGATCATTGATAAACAAAAGGGTGTTACCTTTCGGAGAAAGAAGACTATTCAGGGAGAGAATGAAAATGAATAGGCCTAAGTAAATAGCACCGTAACTAGGTAGGCAAAGTTGAACACGTCACGATGATGAATAGCCATCATGACATGTTTCACCCCGTAATTGATACGATTAAATCAACCATCACGTTCTTGCCTCTAGGGGATCACAGTTCATTCCAGAGTTCCTGGTATACAGAAACTCATCACCTATTGATGAACTCCTTTGGCTTCGATGATCCTAAAATAAATATAAATACAAAAACACATCAGAAGGCTGAGCGTGTTCTTGATTTTGTGACAGATGCGTATGATATGTTCTTGAAGGAGGCCTTGAATCCTAAGTGGCATGATAAGACTCTTGAAGAGCGTGTAGCATTAGTGGAATCAATCAAAAAGAGACCACAGATTGAGCAGAGAACGGAGGAGTGGTATGCCAATTTCTCGCACGTGCTGACTGCGAGTGAGTTTTCAAATCTCTTTGCCTCGCCAAAGAAGTGGTCCGATTTTGTAATGGCAAAAGCAAGACCAAGCCGAGATGATAGACCTCGACGTCTAGCACAACCGACGGATGAAATGACGGCAATCGCGTGGGGTATTCGGTTTGAGCCGGTTGTAAAGCAGATTTTGGAATTCAAAGATAAGTCGCGTATATATGAATCGGGTCGTCTGCGCCATCCGACGAATCCTTTCTTGGCCGCGAGTCCAGATGGAATTATTGAGTCTGCTGCTAATCCGAAGCAAGTCGGTCGTCTTGTTGAAATCAAGTGCCCTTACAGCAGGGCGATTGGTGGAGAGGTTCCGTTTGAATATTGGATTCAAATGCAAATTCAGATGGAAGTCACAGATATTGATGAATGTGAATATGTAGAGGTCGACATTGTATCGGCACGGCCGAAGGTCGAGGTTGTCGATCTCAGTGGATGTTCAATGAAGGGGACACTGTATCTTCTAAAACAGATTGTCGAGGAGGATGCTCCCTTTGAATATAAGTATGTGTATGGAGACATTGGATCTACACAGATACCTAGCGTGGATGGATATGAAACACAGGAATGTATTGCGTGGGGTCTAAAAAGGATGCATCGCAAAATTGTTCACAGGGATCGTGCCTGGTTTGAATCGACGAAACCGTGGCAAGATGCATTCTGGACTGATGTGGACAGGGTGAAAAAGGGAGAAGAGCTTCCTCAAACTCCGAAGAAACAGAAGACATGTCTTATTATGGATGACTAATATTTCCTTATAATAGAATGGCTAGTTTAAGTGAGGAAGATAAAACAAGAATGATTAAAGATATTCTTACGGGTAAGGCAATGTTAATGGGCAAAGGAGGATTTGGGGCCGCATATTATCTTAAATTTAATGAGGTTCGATATATTATAAAACAATCTTTAGTAAATGCAAGCACCCGTGATATATATAACAATGAAGTTAGTATCTTAAATAGATTAAGTAGTAGCAAGGCAGCAAGTTATGTGCCAAAATACAGAGGCTCTATGATAGTTACGAATGGAGGACGTATATATGGATATATTTTTATGGAATTTCGCTATGGTGATACATTAAAGCATCTAAATGAAGAAATAATTGCAGGAAAAATTCATTTGACAGAAGAAGAAATTAATATTATACAATCTGGTCTGCCGCAAGCATTAGAAGCACTACACGCACAGCGTGTTTTACATTTAGATATTAAACCAGATAATATCTGGATTCTTATGGAAAATTCTATGACTAAAAGAATCATTGGTGTGTCTTTTATTGATTTTGGCCTTTCTATACTCTCAAATCCCACTATGAAAAGTATTGGGTTTACTGGAGGAACTCCACAGTTCATGTCACCAAAAATTAAAGAAGCCTTAAATCTAGGTTCTCAAAGAGTAATATATAATCGAACGAATAACCAATATGCGTTAGATAAATCATTAAATACATTTAGAGTAAGTTTACGTAAATATAGACCAGTAACGCCCCCTAAAATCAATTTGAAATTATTGGAGCAACTCTCTCCAGATCAACTTAGAGAGTTTTTAAACCAATTTCCTGCTTTACAGGGACTTTCCAATGAAGAAGCTATAAAACTATTAGCTACTTTATAAACTGCGCCGAGTTCCCTTACGTCCCTTACGATGTCTACGTGTCTTGCGACCTTTACGAGTGCCTCCAAGTTGCCCTTTCACATTTCTGTTAATAAGCATTTGTAGATCATTGAAATCGTCATTTGATAAATTACTCATGTCGGCACTGTTACGAGTGAACCGTTCCTCAAGATAATCGGGCCCAATATATTTTGTCTTCATTAGATTTCTAAACCGCTGGAAATTTGAATTTAATCCTGATGAATTATGAGCTTTATAATGCTTGACAATATTTGTTGAAATTTCTTCTGCTTTTGCTTTTGCGGCCTCCGCCTCAGCATAGGCAGGATTTCCTTGTTGAAATGTGCCTTTAGCATTAACAGGTTGAGAAGGAGGCCCCGCGGTAAAGGGCGTTTTTTTTACGCCAAAAAGGCTTCTTAGAAACTCCATACTATACTATACTATTCTACAAAGACAAGGGTTTATAAAAGGAAAGCGTGAGCTCATGAAGAGGAGTTGAGCAATTATCGGGACTTCCTCTCTTATAGTTATTTGTGCGTTGAAGATAGTTGCCGACCATATTTGTTCTCTGTTCAAAGTCTGTCTCAGAGCAACAAGCCGAATTCAAACAACTCAATGAATCCTTCGGGTTGGATGCGAGCCATCCGTTCAGAAGATGATAAGGCTCTCTCGGATTTAGGCTGGACGCAGCGGGACCTGATCCTGTAGCCAAATTTGTTGTCTTAGAATCATCCGTGTTTACAGGAGCAGGTGTCTCTACATGTCCAACAAATCCGCTGATAGAAAGATATTGCTGTAAAGCAAGTAGAGCGATTAATGCTATCCAAAAATAGACTACAGTTGTAAGAGGACTCATGTTGATACTTATTAAAGGGCAACATTAGGTCTCAAAAAGATATGCCTTAACAGGCATACCACAGGCCAGCCTTAACAGGCATACCACAGGCCAGCCTTAACAGGCATACCGTAGAGTCCACGCCTTGGCCTCCGTTTCATACGTGCCCCTATCTCTCTTGTAAAGATTCGCAATCTCAGGAACAAACGGGTCATCCGGGTTCGGATCCGTTAACAAACTCGTTATACTCAAGAGAACCTTGCTAATTGTCAAAGCAGGCGACCACTGCCCCTTCAAGATATCCAAGCAAATCAATCCAGCCGCATTAATATTAGGATGGTAAATCTTTGTAGTAAACTGCATATGCGGAGGCTTGAACGGATAATCAACCGGGAATTGAATCGAGAGTTTGAAGACACCGCCTGTATACGGACTCTCTGACGGCCCCATGATCACACCCTCCCATCTAAATAAATCCTCACCGATAGGACCCGCACTACAATTCGCAGGTGGATCTAGCCTCAGATCATTTAGTTCTTTTTGAATCCGCCGTAACGACATAGTCTATAGTAGTTATTGTAGTTTAGGCCCATGTCTTACATCCTGCCCTGATACTTTTGTATCCAAGGAGGTTTGTATTGTATTCAATACACTTTTTTCCATTATTTATTTCATTCCAAGCAACACGGCCTCGTAATATAATTTGTATAAGTGAACCTACAACTAAGATAATAAGAAATAATTTTAAATAATAAGATATTTTCATTCTATTCTACTCTAGAATAGATATGGTGTCCGCCCTCCCTTTGCTCGCTGAGTTTCTTGGATCCTTTTTGCTTGTTCTGAGTGTTCTCGCTTCAGGAGGAAATGCTTTTGTCATTGGTGGCACATTAGCATTAGTCATTCTTTTGATCGGAAATATGAGTGGTGCCCACGTGAACCCGGCCATCAGCTTGGCCATGTTTATCAAGGGTTCTCTCAGCCTCCAGGAGTTCTTTAGTTTTGTTGTTGTCCAGCTGGTGGGAGCTACGGCGTCGTTGTATGCTTACAACGCCTTCGCATAGAAGGTGTGTTAACGCTAGTTACAATGCTTTTGCCTGAGCTCGAAGAGCCAGGTAAAAGTATGTTAACGCCAAGTTACAACGCTTTTGCTTAAGAACAAAACCGCAAATACAACGCAGTTACAAGACACACCGTCAATACAACAGGAATCGTAGTTTCTGTTATATTCGACATGGTAAACCCTTCAATAGGAAGTGTTCTTTTCGCACAGTCCCCGCCTTCATGAGCCGCCTTCTTGGTTCCATCGGGACAAAAGACTTTCTCCTCTGCCTCGAATTCTTCCTGCCTCAATGCCCGTTCAAATACCCATCGTGTCTGTGTCGGTGTAGACCCACTATACTTGATATCACCAGGGTATAACGCTCTTATCCATTGATTCCCATTCTTACCAATTATACGCCCTTTTGCATCTCCAACGGGCATTGTAACTGATTTGCATTTCGTATATCCTGTTCCAAAGACTGCGTCCACAATAGGCCCTGGGTTCAACGCGGCCTCCGCATCCTCAAGAATTCCAGGGGCCAAGCCTTTTAAATCAGGAAGTCCAGCTCCTCTCATCGCATCGCGAGCGGTTGTTCCCAACGCAGTTCCTTCTGGGATTCCATTAACATAGGACCACATATCCGCTCCATTGCTACATTTTGACCCTGTCTTTATAAAATAGTTGACACCCATCGGAAAGGGTTTAGTATTCATACTTCTCGTTAAAAAATTACTCGCTTCTCCATAACCGATCATATCCGCATAATAGGCAATACCTTTAACAGCGTCCGTCACGTCTGATAGATTTCCTCCTGCGCGAACACCGACCGCATTTGGCATTGGGAGTTCATCTGCGTAATCATAATTGGGTCCTAAGAAATCAGCGGAGGGTGAGGCCACAGGCAAAATAGATGTTCTCTTTTCATCTCCCAAAGACATGTGTCTTCTTCTACTTTGTCCTTTTAATTTGCCGTATGCCGCTCAAATATTTCACGGTATAGAATAGATGAGGCAGAAGAAAGAGTTGACTTTTTTATATTCTTCCTTTATGCGTCAAGCATATATCCTTGTGCCTATTTTAATAGCGGCACTTTCTCTTGTTGGTCTTTCAGTTTATAGACTTGTTGAGGAAAAAAATCTATCCGACTCTGAAAAGGAAACGCTTTCATATATTGAACTTGGGCTTTCATTCATAGTCCCTTTGTATTTTATTATAGTTTTTCTCTCATTACTGATGATTTCAGTAATGCACGAACCGATATTAATAGTCTATTTTCTCTTTTTTTTAGCATTCTCGCCGATTGGCCTAACAAGTCTTAAACTGGTATTAAAGGACCAACTTACGGAGTTTCAAGAACAACTTCTTCTAGGTCTAACTATAGTGTCAACTGTCTTTATAACAAGATCTGAATTTATGTTCGCACTAGGAGTCTAAAACAGGCTTTCAATGGAAGATTTCTTGTTCTTATTTTCAAGAGCATCAAGACGCTCATTAATGCTCTTAAGCATATTGAAGATTGGCTCAAGAAACTCTACTTTATCATTCTGATCATACAACCATTCAATAGGATATTCCTCGTAGCGTCCATACTTAATACCATTAACAGTAACGTTGTAGGTTATATTTGTTTTTGCTGGACGTCCGACATTCCGAAGTTTTTTCTTCTCATCAACAATATCTCCAAGAATTTTTATCGGATTTGTTCTTTCCTTCTCAGCCTCAATCCGTTTTTGTTCCTCAAGGACAGCAAGTCGCTGCTTTAGTATAGTAAGTTCATCATCAATTTGAGACATTATATTTATACTATTATACAATTTATCCTTAAGTTGGTATTTAGACATAATTGTATTACCGAAGCGGCATCCCAGCAGTCCAAATTGATGTTCGCTCTAGGAATCTAAAACATTGAAAAGACTATACTCTAGATGGTTACCAAAGGACTCACAGTTGCGATTCCAACACTGAGACGCTGGAAGGGATTTCTAGAAAAGAGTCTACCAACTTTCTTGGAGAATGAACACGTTTCTCACGTTGTTGTCTCCGATGAAACAGGAGAGGATAACGCACAGATACAAAAGAGTAAATGGGCCTCGCACCCGAAACTCATACTATCTACAAACTCCGAGATTCTCGGCATGTATAGGAACAAGCGTCGCTGTGTAGAACTCTCGCCCACGGAATGGGTCGCAGTTCTCGATTCCGACAATCTGTTTCCCGAGGCGTTTTTCGAAGTTCTGATGGATGAACTGAATTCAAAGGCCGACCCGAAGACAATCTATGCGTCGGCCCATATTGTTCGTCTTTTCTTGAAGACAGGGCAATCAGAAGAAAGAACGGCCCATTTTTCGGGAAGCAAGATTACAAAGGAGAGCTGGAACGCAACACTTCGGGCCAAAGCCTGGAACTTTCTTCTCAATGACGGGAATTGGATAGGCCATAAGAGTTTGTTAGAATCCTGGCCTTTAGACGTTCCTGAATCCCAGATCAAGGCCACGGATTCTCTTATGATTGTGCGGAATGCGGTAAACGCTGGATTCACGTATTATATTCTCCCTGAGCTAAAATATATCCACACGGTTCACGATGATAGTGAATGGATAAAGACAGAAGAAGTATCAAGTTTTCTATTGGCGACGACTACGTGGACCCTACCCCAATAAGTGCGGCAAAATTGAATCTTTCAAAATCTCATACCAAAACAACAACAATGGCCTTTGTGACCACAGATATCTTTCCTGGCCTTCTGAAATCAAAGGAGGTCGTTGACTCCAACATGTTCACTGAGGAAGACCTCGGATTCTTTAAAGAGGATATCGATAGTAAAAAGAAAAGCGATCCACTCAAGTGTCTAAATTGTAAGACACCCTGTGATCAATCAGAACAAGAAGATCTTATTGTTTGTTCTGGTTGCGGTGAGGTAATGGAACGGATTTTAGATCCGAGTGCGGAATATAGGTTCTTTGGATCGGAAGACAGGTCGTCTGTTGATCCGTGTCGTGTGGGTGCCCCAATTGATAGTCGTTTTCCTTCTTCAACACTCGGCACGATTATTCTACACAGGGCACAGGGTGGTCCTGCGTCGGCAGGTAGAGCAATGGCCCGAATTCGTCGGTATCATACATGGAACATGATTCCTTATAGGGAACGGTCTCTTCTTCAAGTCTTTGAGCAATATGCCTTGACGGCGACTAACTTCGGCATCAATATGAGGGCGATTGATTCTGCGAAGGAACTCTATATACAGCTGGTCGAGCATTGTGATCGCAGGGGCATGTCGAGAAACTGTGTTGTTGCGAGTTCAATCTATGCGGCTCTCAAGATGGTGGGTGAACCGAGAAAGCCGAAGGAAATTGCGGATATGTTTCATTTGACGACGGCACAGTTCACAAAGGCGTTTAAATATTTCCAGGAGGTCCTGGCTCTCGCAAAACAGAGAGGCCAGATTACAAATGCTCTCGCCCCTGCGAACATGGCATCAACGAAGGCCTCCGATTATATTACGCATCCGCTCAGCAAGTTGCCGATTTCGAGGGCTCATTATAATGAGATCCAGGACTTTGCGATCACAATCGCCAACAAGGCAGAAGATTCGCTCATTAGCCCCGAGAATATGCCGCCGAGTCTCGCAGCAGGTGTTCTTGCCTTTGTTCTGGCAAGAAAGGGCTACCCCGAAATTCCCTTGTCGCGGATTGCCTCTGTTTGTTCAGTGAGCGAAGGGACCCTGTCAAAGTGCTTGAAGCGTCTTGAAGTCGCAGCGTCGGCTTTAATCTAAACCATAAAAGATATATATAGTATAGAGATGCTCAAACTTCTCGTTTCTTCTTTTTTTATGTTGGCCGCAGCCCAAAATACCTCACCGTCTTTGCCTCCAGGCCCTTCTCCTTCTCCTTTGCCTCCAGGCCCCTCAGTGCCACCGACAATCCCTCCTCTCCGTTTCACTGATACTACTCTCTTTCCCATTGTCGGCAACTATACAATGGGATACGTAAATAACACACAGGAAAACCGTTGCCATCGGTCGATCGCCAAGTTCCAGGCTCAGAATACTGGAGTTGTTGATATGCTTAAAATGGGTATCTATTCACAGGCCGCTCCAGAGACGTGTGGAATCAGCTTTGTTCTCTCTACGTTTCCTGGCAACACCATTGTCGGCTCATCACTTCTTACAACCTTTACTGATCTTGTAGCCGCAGTTCCTGGCACGGATGAATTTGTGAAGTTTAATGCTACGTCTTCAAGCTGGTCTGTTGTCGCAGGTCAGAATTACACGATTACGATTCTTCCGTTTACATGGGCTACATCTCCTTCTGGAGGCACCTCAACAACGGCGACCCATTGTGTCTTTCAGATGCCTTATGGACGGCCTGGACTTCCTTATGCGGCAGTCGGTCAATATGGGCCGACCGCACAGCCGTGTGGCTCCACGCCTTGGACAACAGATCTCGCAGGCGACGGTTGGGCCGTGCAGCTTCTTCTCAACGGCCACGCCGCCCAGGTCATTGTTCCTTCTGTTTCCTCCAGTCCAACCCCTACACCGACATCAACTGGAACACCAACACCTAGCCAGACATCAACACCTACACCAAGCCATACGCCGACGCCTACGCCGACAATTACGGATACACCGTCCCAGACACCTGCTCCTGGTTCATCTGCTTCTATTAGTTCCACCTCTTCAAGAACGCCGAGTCGCACACCTTCCGTCAGTTTTAGCTCTACACCGACACCTCTTGTTACGCCAAGTCAGACATCGAGCCAAACACCGAGCCCGACGCCATCACTACGTATAGGTGCGTCTCCATCAGTTACTCCAACAGAGACTCCCGGCCCTACAGATTCTACTTCACCTACTCCGTCACATCAGCTAGTCGCGGGTATTAATCAACAGCCATCTGTATCCGCACCTTCATCTGCGGGTCCGATCGTTGGCGGCATTATTGGAGGATCGCTTATGACAGTCGCACTTCTACTTCTTGCTATCCGCTACAAGATTGTCTCGGCCCAACTCAATGGAACACCAAAGATCGCAAGCTGGAGAGTCAGGGGTAAGAAGAGTTCTATTGGAGAAGGACCTGAAATGGATATCAATCTAAATCCTGCGATCGTTCAAAACG